TTCTTTGCGACTTTAGTGCTTTTATTCTGTGCCCCAGCAGCTTCTTGAGAAGATGCATAGCCTAACGCAGCACTACCAATTGTTGCCACAGCAACTACAGACATGAGTTATCTCCATCTTTACTTAATAGTTGACTCAAAGAACTCTCATACTCTTTTAGTGAGAAGAACGTCATAGTCTCAACATAGTTTTCACCTGAGTTCTCAATAGGCACATTATGTACTGTTACCCACCTGGTGTCTTCATGAGCATAACCTGCTCTTTTTCTACCTTTAGTACCAATTAATACGTTATTGCCAGTTAACCTTACAAGACCATCAGGAGTAGCAACTGAGATATCACCACTAAGCATAATATCAACATAATCTTCTTTATGCACACGTCCTGTTAGCACAGTATCTTTGGGGATTGTAATCTCTCTGATATACATCCCATTGACGTAACGATGCACAACAGGTATTTCAACTTGTTCCTGTGTAAGCATATAATTCTCTAACTCTACTATATTCTCTTCTAGCTGAGCAGTCAAGAGTTTATGTAGGGGAGCTAAGTCTTGCATCAGTTACTGATTACCTTTAAGTCCATGTATTATTATATCACAAAGTTATTCAATATGGAAATTAAATAATTTTTGACAATGTCAGTGCTACTATAACCTGGTCTAGCTTGTCAACTACCTCTTGCATCTCAGCTTGTGTAGGAGGGTTAGATACAGTAATACCTAATTGACTAATTGCTGTTTGTTGAGGATTTTTAGTATACAGCTTTGCAGCTTCAGTAGTAGATAAAAACTGTTTAGCTGTAAATGTATCGGCTACATTAGAACCTCTATTACCAAAGGCAATGTCTAAGTATTCTATTAATGCAAGAAGAAATCTACGTAGCGCTACAGGGTTATCCCCAATATTTTCAGGTACTCTTATAAAAGATTCACCGGCCATTTTGTCTCTCCATTACTTTATACTCAAGTTCATACACAGTACCAGTGCCACTAAGCTTAAACTGGATAGAATACCCATGCTGGTCTTCTTGAGGTACACTAAGGTCATGAGTATCAGTAGTGGTTAAGTTAAGGTTAACTAACTCTATGCCGTCAATAAATACTTGAGCAGTAATATTACCTTCAGACCGTAGATAGATGTGGTTGTAAGTTTTTCTATTACAATACTCACCATCTGTTAACACAGGGGAGAGATAAGTAAATATCTCATTAGTCCCTGCTGATTGTAAGGAATACAAAGCTCCTGCTAAATATCCATACAGTATGTCATCAGCTTTAATCAACCAGGTTACACCAAAATCAAATTGTTTATAGATGCTACCTACTGCAGTATCAAAAGCCAATGTTTTACCATTTGTCTGTTGCACATAATATACCTCATCATGTACTACTGCAGTTTCAACTGATAAACTAAGTTTACCAAGTTTAGCTTTAGACAGGATAATAGTTTCATTACCAGTTGTAGTGCATATACCATTTGAAGATACCCATAAGATAGCTCCTTTAAGTCTTTGAATAGATTTATGGCTTATACAACCTTGGTCTCCACTAAATGGATAAGCAATAAAGGTACTAGTGTTAGTACCTGTAACAATATGACAGCTAGACTTAGTGAAGATTATCAACCCATTAGCTGTGACGCCTATTCCAGTAACTGGAGCATTGAAATCCATATAATTAGTAGAAGGCCAAGCATTAGGCAACCCCACACGAGAATAATATACTTTATCGTTGAGCGCAGCAAAAAATACTCCATAGGCTTCTACAAGGAACTGCAGGCCATCAAGTGCTTCTGAGTTATAAGTAGAATCAAGAATTGTACCTGCTAATTCTGAATCCTTCGTGTTATCATTATAACTAGTTAGCACGTTATCTAAAGTAGTGACTAGTGTAAAATCAGTAAGGTTACCTCCGATACGATAAAGCTTTCTGTTTGTAACTTGAGTATCAGTGCTAATAGGTAAGTTAGTGAGTTTACATAGCCCACCAGTTACTACTGCGTCTTCAGATAACACAGAGGGCTCAGATTCTGCTCCATCCACTGAGTTGTAGTAAGTAAGCACATATTGATATGTACCAGTGAGTCCTACTTCTGCATAAGCCGCGTTACCTTCAATATCTGCTGCTGCGTCTATTAGTGTTGGAGCTGCGACAGTTATAGTGCCTACATACCTTGGTACACCTAGGTAATAACGGTACACTTTAGTTTCATTTACTCCGCCAATAACTGTAATTGCCACTGACACATTAGTAGCACTACCGGTTAAAGCTAAGTCTTCTGCAAATATAATTGAAGCTGAATTGTTAGTGCCAATATTTGTTAACACATATTGCAGTGTAGCTTGCTCACCGTTTTCTTCTTGAGCATGAATGCTACCTATACTGCCTTGTACAAAGTTAACAGCAGTAACGGGTAGTGGTTGATTCTCTATAGCATCTATTGTTGGTGCTACACTAGGTGCTACAATACCTAAGCGTTGTTCTATACCCCCAGAATATTTCTTAGGGTATGTTCCAGCTTCAGTATAGTACAGTTTTTCTTTATACTCCAAGTAATCTCTATCAATAGTAGAAGATACCCATTCAGTATTAGCTAAGTAATAGTGGGAGTACTTATCTACACTGATAGCAGCATCTGTTTTACTTGAAATAGGAGTTAAGATGCCAGGCAGAGTATCAATATTTTCATACTCTACTCCTTCGTTGATAGCTATTAAATTAGGAGCTAACCTAGTGCTTAAACCTCCATTAAACTGTTGAAGTTTCATTATGCTACTCTTTCAGCACGAGTGGTAGGAGTGATAAGCACATAGTAGCCTTCACCTCCATTGCCCCCATCATAGGTTTCATTGGTACCTAATCCGCCTGCCATACTAACACCACCAAGGTTATTAAGTACATGTCTAGCAAAGACTATCATAGCCCCACCACCACCTCCACCACCCCCACCTACTGAACCACCTCCAGCTGCTTCACCACCAGCACCACTAGCACTAAAAGACCCTGTAGCTTGGAAGTCAAAAGTGTCACAAATTACTGTAAGACCCCCTCCACCATTGCCTCCATTACGACCTCGGTCTCCAAATGTACCGCTTCCACCTCCACCTCCACCTCCTCCACATGTAGCAAGAACACTTGTGTCTAGTCGTTCTCTAACCCACTCTTCACTACTAGTGAGCACACTACAAGATTCTCCATTATTTCCCGCCGCCGTAGTTATGGCAGGAACAACTCCTCCTGTTACAGGTGAGCAGTTTCCTCCTGCACCTGGAACATAAGCAGAAGCACCACCAGAACCTCCACCCGCACCTAATACGTTGTCACTTCCTGGAGTTGAAGGTGTAGTATCACTTGCAGCTCCACCAGCTCCACCAGCTCCACCAACGCCATCTAAGTTGATAACCCCAGCATAAGTAAAAGTGCCTTGTACAATAAACGTCAGGGAAGAGGCTACAGTTTCTGTAGTAGTTAACACAACTCCACTATTAAGAGTTAAATTTTTAAACTGGTACACTCCAGCTGCTATAGCCGCAGTTACTGAATAAGTAACATCACCTAGGCTAGCATCACCAGATAGCATAGGGTAATTCATTTGTAAAGGATATGTGGTATTCTCAGGTAGAATAATGTTAGTGCTATCGTTAAGTAATTCTTTAGAATCACCTGGTAATACTGCAATACCTGTGCCTGCTACTGTTTTAAAAGTCAATGTTTGTAGCGTACTATTCTTAACAAATAGCGTGCGTTCTGTGGCTCCAATTAATATATTACGACCAGTAGTTAAGAAGACTGAGGTGTCTGTAATAGTAATTCGACCGTAGAAATTCTGAGCTACAGTTAAAGTGTAATCAGCATCAACAGTAATGTTATGAGTAACATTAGTAGTGATTAAATCAGCTACACTACCAAATGAAACCCAAGACCCTCCAGTGTATACTTCTAGCACACTAAGGTCTGTATTAATACGAGAGTAACCTTCTAGAGGTGTAACATCTCGTTGTGCAGTAGTACCTGAAGGAAGTGCAGCTGAACCAGTAGCTGAAGTTAAATCAACTTTGGTATCAAGAGCAGTTAGAGCAGCATCAGCCTTAGTATCAGCAGCATCAGCTACTACAGCAGCTGCAGTTGCATCAGTTTGTGCAGCGTCAATAGCGGTTTTGATTGAGTCTCCACCAACTGCATTATAAGGTAAAGACGCACCACCAACTTGAGTAAGAGTTTTATTTACTCCACCTCGTGATTGCACTTCAGTGGCATTACCTAGTGTAAGGTCTTCTATACCACCAAGTTGCTTAGTAATAACACGTTCAATAGCCATTATTTAAACCCATTGTTATAGTTGACAGTTTGCTTCTCTGCCGTAGTAAAATCTAAACTACTAGATACTGTAGCTCTACCAATTTCTGCAGCATAGAAACCTAACTCTTCGTTTCCTACTTGTCTATTCTGAGTGTCTTTATCATCACGTAGTGCCATGCCTATAACATAATGCTTTATAGCTTTATCAAACACTTCGTCTATTTCAAGAGTTTGGTCTACATCGATTAAGCTATAGTTATCAAGTGTCATTGGACGATGGTTGTAGTAAACCACCAAGCTAGTGACTTTAGAAGCCATATCAACTACTACACCAAAGACAGAGTTCATTTCAGTAGTTAATGTAGCTGAAGTAGTGATATCAGTGACAACACCAAAAGTGTCGACAATATCACCTGTTGAATCTGTCAAGACTCCAAACTCTGACCCACTATAGTAGTTAGAGATGTTATCTTCATCAGTAGGAATTGGGTATACTTTAATCTGACTAGGGTTAAGTTTGTCAAACACAATGCTTATAATACCATCACCCACTGCGTTTTCCCAGTTGTAACTCATATCATCCATTTGAGCATGAGACATGATAGGGATTCTGATTCGGTCCATGTCACCTGTAGCTGTATCAGGTGTAGTAGTAGTGGAAGCAGCAGAAGAACCTATGACACGAGTAAGGTTAAAGGCTTCTGAAGGAAGTTGGTAGACAGCAATATCCGCAACTATAGCTATATCAGCTTTAGTACGTAGTAGTTTAGCATGAACCGCTACATCTTTCTGCGCTTCATCAATTAAGCGAAGTAATCTATCATTAGACCAGCGTAAAGCACTAGGGTCAGATAATGAGTCCCTAACACGGAGCATGATTGTAGCTATTCTACCCACTTGATACTCCTAATATTAGTATACTTTAAGAAGAACCCTCAAAAGAGGGCTCAACTTAAACTACACTACGAGTTGGTCATCGTGGTATATTCACCAGACTTCTTGTCCAGTTCAATATACTCAATAACAAGCTCACCTACAAAGTCACCAGCTGCAGGGGTAGTACTACCTGCTTTGACAACAATGTCACCACCAGTCGCACTATAAGCAGCAGTAGCAATTGGCACACCGGTGATATCACCGAGACCAGTTACCAGGATTGCTGCTTCAAGTGCTGCACCATTAAAGTCCACTGCCAAGTCAGCAGTAGCAGTAGTTGATACAGTAGTTACCAGGATACTAACTGATTTGATTACAGAACGCGGAGGGAGCGTGCCATAAACAGAACCAGTAAGTAGTACATCTGCTTCCACAAGAGGAGCAGTGAAAACACTAACACCACGCTTTTGGAAGTTGTTAGTGTCACGCGTCTTATCGGACATAACTTAACTCCTTACAGTTTGACGTCGAAGGCAATAACACCATGGTCAAGCGCTGCACGCTTAGCCTTAGCATAATCACTATTCTCGGCAGTGAGATTGGTTTTCTGAGACTCCATCCAAAACTCAACAGCTGACTCAGATTTAATATCAAAGTCTTGTGAAGTCTTAAACTTGTAATCAGGCTGTTTACCAAAGGCAAGTTGGATTGCACCAGCACCCAAGATAAGGTTGCGGGAGTACTCAGCACTAGCGTAAGCTGCTTGACCAGACCAGGCAGAGTTGGTGGCATCATATTGACGCATACCAGCAATCTCAATATCGGATTGGTTAAGGCCCAGAGCAGTTGCATCAGTACCGTCAGAAGTACCAAAGAACGCTTCAGCTTCAACCAGAACCAATTGACCTACTTGACCGATAATACCTTTGAATACGCGGTTATCATTACCACGAAGGTCAGCCAGTTGAGCCAGAGCCATAATACCACTGTTAGCAGTAGTATTGGACTTGATGTTAGCAGCAGTCTGTGGGTCGATAATCATCAACCAGATAGAGCGGCCATCTGCCAGGCGGTAAGGAGCAAGAGGTGCACGTGATGCAGCAGCAGTAGTTGCGTCAGGCAGACCAGATTTGAAACCAACGCCAGTACGTAGAGCAGTCTCAATGTTAACCAGGTCAGAATAGGCCAGATTAGTAGTGGAAGCATCAACGTTCAGCTTGTGCGTAGGTTGTACATTACCTTTGACACCTTGGGCAGTATCGAAGATAGCTTGGTCCTTGAAGCGTACGAACAAATCACCAAGTTTGGTACGTGAATCACCATGCTCAGAGATAGCTAGGTCACCGATGTTGACAGCATCAAACTTGTCACCATTGTCTACAACTAGACGGTAACGTTCGACAGTAATCTTATCAGAGAACTTCTTCTTTTGCTCACCCTTACCAAATGCAGTATCCTTACCTTTGATAGCACGCTGAGAGAGGTTACCATCGAAGTCAAAGACAACGGTGTGACCTTCAGAGGCAGAAGCATCATTCTTTTGAAAGACAATAGAATCTTTTGAAGTACCAGTATAAGGGCTCCAAAAGGATTTAGAGGCTGCTTGAAGGAGACCTTCACGCATCCACTTTTTGCGAACTAAATCGCTGGTTAACGCAACTACGCCAGTAGTCATAATTTAACTCCTAAAAAATTTCTTTCGCGTAGGAGGTAGCAGCATCAGTTGCTATGGCATTGCTGTCTGCAGTACTACCTCCACCTAGTTTACCTAGGTCGGGCTGGCCAAGAACTTTTTCTTTCTTAACTACCTTAGTCTTACCTAGATATGCTTGTACTTCTGCCAGGAACTCTTCAAAGGTAACTTCACCTTTTTCCAACTTACTGGAAATCCTCGGCGGGACATCATTGGCTACCACTTCTTCAGTAATTTGAGAATCTGGATTCTCATTATTGAATTGTTCAAGCACATATTTGCGTCGTTCTATCTCACTTCCAAAAGTTACTTCATCAGTTACTTTGGCCAGTTCAGAGTCAAACTCACTAGCAGCGCGAATATCCAGCTCATTCATCTTTACTCGCCAAGCTTCCGGGTCAGCATACTTGAGTTCTTCAAGTGCTTCTGCTTCATCTGGGCTTAGAGTAACTTGAGCTGTGCTTTTGAGTCGTTTTCTGAGTGCCTCCACTTCCGCTTTAGTAGTATTGAGAGCATGCTGTGATTTACCCAGTGCGCTCTGTGCATCACGACGACGCTTTTCACTTACAGCTGCGTATCGTAGTTCGTCGCTGTATTCACCTTCACCCAATTCCCAAGAGCCATCAGCTTGTTGGACTAGAGCCCCTACAACAGTATTAACTTGGTCAACAAAGGTCAGGGGCTTTTGTTCAGTCTGCTCCTGAACGATTGTTGTATCAACTTCATCGTCCATCGGTGTCTCCTAAAAGAATAGTTTACTTCAGTAATTATTATATAATAAAAAACAGTGTACGTACACCAGGAGATGAGATATAATATTATTATTATGGAGTCCTGTATGGCTCTGTATCAATCTATATATAAAGGAGTGATATAATGCAATCTATATTCAGTTTCAGTGTGACCCAGGACGATGCAGATGGTCTAAAGGCCATTAAGGATAAACGATGAGCGAGAGAATCTATAGAAGAATTCGTAATCACGTTCGCTCAAGGTATACGATGGTTAACGTGACCCCAACAACTGGTCTGTTTAATCAAAAGTGCTTCTACAATGCGGTTGAATATACAAGAGTTAATGAAGGCCACTCAGTTGTTGAAGTAATGATTATTGATGGAAGCACTCCTATATTACACTACTTGAATAAAGTTGAGGCCACTGAAGAGTTGCTTGAGACAACACTTGGCTACAGAGCTAGTAAACTTGAGTACTATGTCATTCGTGAAATACACAAAAATGATTATGATTCAATAGGTGATGAGTTTGATAGGGCTATTGATTCATGGCTGATGGAGTTCACAACTTGGTTTGACCGTTCGGTGTTGCAAATAAGGAGAGTAGTGTAATGCAATCTATATTCAGTTTCAGTGTGACCCAGGACGATGCAGATGGTCTAAGGACCATTAAACAGGTTAAAGACTTATGCAAGAAGGAAGGTCGGTCATTTTCTTTTATTATCATAAAAGCGTTAAAAGCTTATCTACTGGAGTTAGCTAAATGAGTGCGGAAGAAGATTTGCTCAAACTAGAGGCTTTCGCCAGGTTCAAAGTAGATACTAAACTAGCAGATATGGTAATGGAACTGGGTATTCCTTATCCTAAGTTGCTTAAATGGCGTAAAGAGTTTAGAGCTGCTGAAGTTGATGGGTCTATTATGGAACTAATAGACGTAGATGCGGTTATTGTTCATGAAGTAGCAGAGCAAGTAAAACGTAAACTACAAGGTTTAACTGAGGATGAAGAGAGTCTACGAGCTATAGAAGGCGAAATAATGACTTCTATGGAAGGCATTGATGGGTATCAGATGCTTAATGTTAAAGTACAAGCCGCAGCGGTTAAACTAGCTAGTCGTATTGATGCATTGTCTTTCTCAACTCATGATGCTAAAGACCTAGGACTCCTTGTAGACGCTTTATGCAAGATACAAGTAGCCTTCTTTAATAAGACTGGCACATTTGTGCAGATAAACAACCCTGGAGAGACCACTAGTCCTCTTGGGGAGTTCAAAGGCTTACTAGGTAATTAATATGGAATATCTATACAGTAAACTAATTGTCCTAGCAGCTATATTTGTAGCTGCGTTCTTCTATGGGCTATACACAGCAAGGAATAACCATGAATAAGCTAAATATTCCAGTAAAACAGTTTAAAGAATACTATCCTGATATTGGATATAACATGTTTATAACCCCTCCAGCTAGCAGAGATGAGTTTCTATCTAAACATCTTGCCTCTAAGCTATGGAGAATGAACAACCTATACACCATTGTAGATAAGGATGGTAATCGTATACCTTTTGTTATGAACAAATCACAGCATAAAGTATACGCAGCTTATCTAAAGCATCCTAGGCTCATTATACTCAAGTCAAGACAGCAGGGTATATCAACTTTTTGGCTTATCTTTTACTTTGATTCTGCTGTATTCGGTGACGACCTTAATATTGGTCTAATGGCACAAGGTAAAGCCGAAGCATCAACACTACTAAAGCGTGTAAAACTAGCATGGGATGAGTTAGATAGTTCTATTAAAGAGTTTCTTAACATTGGGTTAGGTAAGAACAATACTGAAGAGTTCTCCTTTAATAATGGTTCAACTATCTTTGTGCGGACATCCTTCCGTTCAGCAACACTCCAGGGGCTACATGTCTCTGAATATGGTAAGATAGCTAACAAGTACCCTGAGCGAGCTAAGGAGACAAAGACGGGAACGCTGCAAGCTATCAAACCTGGCAACCCTGTAGCTATAGAGAGTACTGCTGAAGGTGATAATGACTTCAAACGTATGTGGTTTATGGCTGAAGACAACCTATTGGCAGGCCACGAGTTTTCAGGTAAGGATTTCTATCCTGTATTCCTATCCTGGTTAGATGACCCTGACTGTGCTAATCCAATAAAACAAAAGCTAAACATCGCCCAAGAGGTGTACTTTGCTGCTCTTGAGGTTGACCTTAATGTAAAGATTTCAGATGCTCAAAAGTGGTTCTGGGTGGCACAGTATCGTGAGCTAGGTGATGAGATATACCAAGAGTACCCCTCTACTAGTGAAGAAGCATTTACAGTAACCAAAGACGGTTCTTATTATGCTAAGCTATATCGTGAGCATGTAATCAAGCGTCATCGTGAGATGTCTGGGCTGTATGACGGTAATCTAGAGACTCATGTTGCCTTTGACTTAGGTATGAATGACACATTTACTATGGTGTTCTTTCAACGCTGGGGTAAAGAGTTTAGAATAGTCGATGAGTACTGTAACTCAGGAGAAGGCCTAGAGCATTACATGGCTGTACTGGTTGATAAAGAGTATACAATAGGTACTGTATACTTACCTCATGATGTAAAAGTACGTGAGCTATCTACAGGGCAAAGTCGGCTGCATAGACTACGTGAACTAGGTTTGCGTAACTATAAAGTACTGCCTCGTATTGCCGTGAGCAATGGGATAGAGGCTGTTCGTCGCACACTGCCGTTTACCTATATAGACCCTAAGTGTGAGTACCTAATCAAGTGCTATAAGAACTATTCAAAGGAGTGGGATGATAAACTAGGTGTGTGGAAAGACAAACCGCTACATAATGATTACTCCCATGGTGCATATGCTATAAGGTATATGGCAGTAGGAGCGAGTCATTCAGAGGAGTACAATACTAAACGGCAGCGTCGTCGACATAGCAGTGTAGTTGATGGCTTAGCGCTGTGATATTACTTTTATGTGGTGGGTATGCTAGTGTACATGTAGTGGTTATACAGTGCATGGCATGCCTATGAAGTGTAACAAATTTATTACGTAAGGGAAAAAAGGGAGAATATCCTAGGAAGTACTAGTATAATAAATTTATTATATAAGGGAAAAAATGGAGAAATATCCTAGGAAGTGTTGTGTACAAAAGCGTAGGCCCCAGGCCGGCCCCTGCCCCCTTCAGTTATCGCTTCTACTTATACCTACATAGGTAGACCTAATTATTAGCACAATCTATCTATACATAGGTAGAGTTGATGATGGCTCTACTTATGTAGGCATAGGTGACACTTATGAAAATTTGACCTATGTATAGATAGAATGAACTGATGACAATAGCTATTGATTAAACTAATACATAGATAGAAACAATTGATTGTACTTCTCTAATCATTCGTGATAGTTAGTTACTATTGATTAAACTAATGTATAGATAGAAACAATTGATTGTACATCTACTCTTAACTATAGTATTTAACTATATAAGTAAAATTGATAGTAGTCATAGAAATAAAAGAGTATACTTTAGTCTTAAACAGTATATAATAGTTTTAAGTTAAGTGATTAAGCAGTTTCACTTGACTTAAG